CCTAATAGTTTTAGCAACGAAGTAAATACTTGTGGATTTGTATTTAAAAAACTTTGAAGTTTATTGATATTTTGTGCGTATGTTTTAGGTAAAAGATTTTTATCAATTAACTTTTTTAACGCTTGTTTTATCTTAGGATTTTTAGTTATGTCCTCTTCTATAATAGGTTGGACTAACCAATCTGAAAGTTTACTCATAGTGGATTACCACTTTCTACAAGACCAATACCTAGCTTTCCAACGTGGACCTGGACTATCACAATTATGCCTCGCTCTGAAAGATGCTCTTGCTTTTGGATTAGATTTACGGATTCTCATTGTACCACCTTTTGCATCTCCACCTTGGCCGAAGTTTACTTTTACAACATTACCTTTATCATTCTTTACGTATACTTTAAATTTCTTTGTATCACCTTGCATTGGTTTGCCAAGTTTTACTTTTCTTCCTTGATATTCTGCTTCGTTTAAATCATCGTCTTTGTCAACTTCTATCGTGTATCCACAACTTTCACCAAGTGAAGTTTCATAATAAATTTCGTAAACTTCTTTTACACAATTAGGAACCATTTTACCGTTCTTGTCTTTCATACCTTTTTGTTGATATCCTACCCAACAAGTTCCTCTCGCTTCTTTCATATCAGTTTCCTCATTTTGTTTATAGTAGTCTTTTGGATGAAATTTCATTTCTACTACTTTTCCATCTTTCTTTATACTTTTACCATCTACTATTATTTCAACAGGATACGGCTTATTAGGTTTATCATACCAATATGCCATCTTATACCCACCATCATCAAGCAGTTTGACTAACATACCTCTTTCGTAGTCTTTGTCTTCTGCTT